CAGCCGTATGGCAGCGACCCTTACGGCAAATAATCAGAACGAAAAAGCACAGTTGGGCAAGACAATTTTTCATGATCCATTTCACTTTTGCATTAATGGATCATCAAATTGTCGAGTGCACCGGAATCTCATTCCTCTTGTGGGATTTCCGCTATCCAACAGTCTCGACAGCGGCCGTCGCCGTCCACGCCTCCGGCCCGCTAGGCCGAAATGACAGCGGCTCTGTGAAGCGCGCCCTGCTGGTCTTGCCGAACAGGCTCAGCGTGAACCAGTCGACGCCACCGCGCAGCGTCTCCCGGTGCCAGGTGTCGAAGGCTTCGCGGTTGGCTGCGCCGTCGATCAGCAGCGTCATGCTGCGAGTCACGATCGGCAGCGACCACCGCGCGCGCTGCTTCGGAATTCCGCCATCCATCGGCGAGCGCTGCACTCCGAAGTCGGCCTTCTCGCTGTAGCCCTCCATGTCGATCATCACGTAGTCGGGCAGGGCGGTGATGGGCATAGCTCTCCTTATCTACCGCCGCGGCGCAGGCCGTAGGCGGCTTCCATGGTGGACGACACCGGGCCGCCGCGCCGCACGTCGGTGACGAGCATATCGATGATGACCTTGCCGAACTGATCGATGCGTGGCTGCCCCTGTTGCTGGGCTTGCAGCGGCTGGCTGCTCTGGTTGATCACGTTGACCTGGACATCCACCGATGGCGCCGCGCCGGCATTGCCCGCAGTTCGTACACCCAGCCGGCCAGCAGCGTCGCGGGTCAGTGGCATGATCGCCTCGGGCCCCGCTTCGCCCATCACCCCCAGCCCACCGGCGTGGGAAAACGCCGTAGGTTTGCTGACGATGCTGTTGGTGAATGCGCCGCCGTTGGCGAACATCTGCACGCCGCGCAGCCACGCGCCGCCGGATGACTGCATGACGGTTCCTGCTTCAATGGGTGCGGCGGGGCCGCTGCGTTCGAAAACGCCAGACAACAAGCCCGGCAACATGCCTGCCAATGGACCGGTGACGCTTTGCCGGATCTGGATGCGGATCATGTCCTCGATGATGCTGTTGGCCAGATCCTTGAAGCTGACCTTGCCGGTCATCACGAACTTGGTCAGCGCATCCTCCATGCCGCCCATGCTGCGGGTCCACGCGGCGCCAACCTCATCAGCGATGTTGATGGCGTTGTCGGCATAGTCTTCCAGGGCGCGGCGCGAGCTGAGCACCCAGTTGCTGCCCATGGCCAGCCGGTCATTGACCGCCTGAACCGCGGCCTCCACCTTCTTGGCGCCCTCCATTTGCAACAGGCGCTTCTCGCCTTCCAGATCATCAACAATCTTGGATCGGACCGCCTTGGCGCCAGGCGTTGACGCGGCCGCCTCATCGGCGCGCGCCTGGTTGAGCTTGATTTGCAGGTCCAGCAGTTGGCGCTTGGTTTCCTTCTCCGCTTCCCAGGCTGCCTGCGCCTTCTCGCGCTGGGCCATGTTCATGGTCAGGAACTCCAATTGCTTGCGCACATCCTCGCTCTGCAGCTCCTGCTCGCCGGCGCGGCGCTGGTCCGCTTCGTCCAGGGCTTTCTGAACGCTGATCTGCTCCATCAGCGCCTTGGTCAGTTCCTGGCGATACCCCAGCTCGTCGGCCAGGCTGGCGCGCAATCGCAGATTGGCTTTGGCCGCTTCCGTGACCGCCACGCCTTCTTGCTGGCGAAACTTCAGCGCCAGCTTCGCGCCCTCTGTCATTTTTTCGTATGCGGCGCCGTTTTGCCGCATCGCCGCTGCAATCTGGTTTTCAGCCTCGATCCGAGCGCGCAGGTCAGCCACTTCACGGTCTTCGGCCTTGCCGAATGCAGACGATTTCCTCTCTTTCTTCGAGTACTTCGTCGTGATGTCCTGCTTCATCTTGGCAACGGCGGCGTCGGTGTACTTGTCGCCAAGTCCGGCGGCGCGCGCGTCGGCCACTTCTCGATCAAGCTTTTCGATTTCATGCTTGATCTTGTCCTTGCCGCTTCTCAGGGTGTCGAGTCGCTTCTCAAGCTCCTGATCAGCTCGGATTCCTGCTTTCTGGACAGCTTGTCGTTCCGCTTCTTTTTGCGCCTCGACTTGGAGACGGCGCATATCTGATTCCAGCGCCTCTTTTTGTACAAGGAGTTCCTTTCGCTGCTGCTTTACATAGGGCTCCCCGTATCGAAAGCTGATGGAGTCCAGCCGCTTCAACTCGGTGTCGACATCTGCCAATTGACTGCCGATGGTGGACGGTGCGCCGATGCTTTTGATCGACTCCCAGTACTCTCCAACCGTGCTGATCAATGCTCTCCAGCCACGCTCCACAGTGCCAAGACTGTTTTCAGAAACCTTGGTGAAGTGGTCCATCAAGGCCTGAGAGGCCTCGAACTTTGCCTTTTCGTCATCGCCAACTTCTTTCAGCGATGCTATGTAGGCATATTGAGAGGCCGTCAGAAAGCCGAACTTCTCATTCAGCTTTACCAGCTCTCGGATGTCCCCGCTGATCGCGTCGGCGAAGTCTGACGCGGCCTTGGAGGCTTTTTCACCCGTTGCGTCTGAATAAACTTGGGCAGAAGTCGCAACATTCTGAAGCGCTGCCCCCACCAGCTTTCCCTCTGTCACCAACTGCAGCAAGACGTCACGAGAGCTGCCAAGGCTTGAGTGGGAAGCGTCAGAAATCTGGCCGGCCATGGCCTTGAAAGAGTCGGCGGTCAAACCCGCCGACCGGCTCGTCATATCCAGGGTCATGGATAATTGGCGGGCCTCTTTATGCCCTGCGTAAGCGGCATAGCCCATTGCGGCCATTGCTGCTGCAGCGACTGAGAATGGGCTGATTAACCCAAGAACGTACCCACCCATGGCTTTGGCTGCGGGGCCAATGCCGCCGAACATGTCCTTGATCTGCCCACCCTGCTGAATAAAAACCAGCATCTGGTTTTGGCCACCTGCCAGAGAAGTTGCGATATCGGTAAACTGAGCCGGCAGCATACGCATGGCGTTCGACATCTCGCCGGCAGTCAAACCGACACGAACCTGCCGTTTTGATACGGACTCCAGTTGCTGCAGGTAGGGCTCCAACGCCTTCACATCAACGCCGCGCTGGCCGGCGAGAACCCGGAAATATTCCGCGCTGTTGCGGTCGCCAACGCGCATCGTGACGGTGGTACGCTGGATTGCACCGATCATGTTGCGGGTTGCCGCATCCAGTTTGCGCGCCGCCTCGTTGCCGGCGTCGCCGATTTTCTCAAGCGACCCACTAACGGCCTCCGCCGGCGCCGCGCCTTCACGCAGGCTGGCCAGGGTTTTCTTAACGCGCTGACCAGATTGCTCGGTCTTGCCCGCCGCCTTTTCCGCGCCCTGTCCGATTTTGTCGATACCGGCGCCGGCTTCCGTGCCGGCCTTGGCTGCGGTTTGCCCGAGTCCTGCAACGGCCGCGTCAACCTTGGCGATGGCAGCGGTGACTCCTTCTTCGCGGACCTCCAATTCGATAATGCCGCGGCCGATTTGCTCGTTTGACATTTTGACTCCAGGCATAAAAAAACCCGCCGTGGGGCGGGTTGGATGGGTTGTCTATCCTAACTTTACTTAATTGTTCGTTGAGAACTGAATGACTCTTTCTTCTTCGGTGGGCAAAGTATCTTTTATGTTGAAAGAGTTGCATAGAGCCTCATTTGTACCCCAGACCTTCTTCTCTTTCACCATTGCATCGGCTTCTTTGCAGCCCATCCAGTCTTTTCTCAGCCCTAACATCCAATCCATCCTTGACCAGAATAAATCATACAAAGCGGTTCCATTTACTGGCGTTCCTGCGATGGCAGCGGATCCGGCGCTATAGACGCCTGGGGAGGTAGTGGCTATGGGAGCAACGGCATTTCCGTCTGTAGAAACAGCAATCGAGGCCTTGGTCTTCCCATTGTTGTCTTTCACATTGAGAGACCAGTAGTCGGTTCCAGTTGCCCCCGTGAAGACCATGTAAACGATCCAAGGCCTAGTTGCTGTCAGCCCATTCTCGTGGTGAGCGACTTTGAAATCGTCACCATCAGCTAGTCTGAATATCTTCTCAGTTGCCTTAATTACATTTTCTTGAGTTGTGCCATACGTTCTCTGCGTGGCTTGAAGCCACTCTTCTCTCGACATTTGGCGCGGCGTCACGCAGGCAGATACCAGAAGAGCAACAGCAGTAGGCAATATCAATTTTTTCATGCATTAACCCAATCGCCATGTAAAGTGATTGAGTGTAGTTATTTGGCGTCATGCCGTCATCTGTTTTGCATAAATTCAAGTGCCTCCGCCTCCATCACCTGGACATCCTCCTCCAGTTCCTCTGCCTCGATGTCATCGAGCTGGAGTCGACCGATCATCCGGTACAGCACGTTGTAATCCAGTCCAACAGCCCCTCCAAAACCGACCCGCCATTGCGTGCGCATTCGAGCAAACAGGATGACAGCCTGCCAATTATCCGGCCATACCTCGACGTCCTGTTCGTTCATATCCTCTGGCCGGAGCCCGAATGATGCCAATTTGGCTGCATCGGGCGCCGGCTCGTAGAGAGCG